TTACCTATAAACTGGCCTAGACCTACGCCAACACCAGATTTAACAGATTCTTTAAGGTTTTTACCCATTAGTAAGTTTACACCTATCGCACCTATCCCAGCACCAAGTGCCCCACCGATATTACCTTTGGACATTAATCTATCTCCAAAAGTAGTGTCAACATCTTTAGTTATCCCTTTTGCGAGATCGAAGTCTTGCCTATTCACCTTGTCTTCTAAGATAACTCCTTTATTAAGGTCGCCAGCTTTAGTTAATTTATTAAATTCAGCTGAAACTCCTGCACGTTTTGCTGTGGCTGCGTTATAAAACTCTGGCTGGAATACTTGCCCAGCTTCTAAATCAGGGAATACAAAATCTTTAGATTTAAGAGCCATGCTTAAAGGGTCGGTGCTTAATTTAAAACCTTCAGACAATCCTGTTTTTAAATTTAACATCGGTGATAAGTCAGGACTAGTCGCAAATTGAGTTCCTATAGCTGCACCAACTGGAGCTGCAAAACTTGCCGCTGTACCTTTAAGCAAATCACTAAGATCTGGAGCATCAGGCGGAAGAGCTCCTTGATCCATCATCTCTTGATATCTACGAATCATTTCCTGATGGGACTCATCCTGATTATCAAATGTAACTGACCCAGTTTGCACAGCTTTAACAAATTCATAAGGAGCGTTCCCTGCCATTCCGTAATTCATAAGGTTATAAGAGGGGAGGCCTTGAGTCTGAATATTATAAACAGGGACTGTTGTAGTCGGTGTTACAGGCTGTGGGTTTTCAAGAGGCGTATTAACAGGTTGATTCGGAAGTACCATCTTATTCTCCTAGCTTATTTCTAATATACTAGCCACAACGTGTAGCCTATTTGCGGTTGCTGCAGTTACTTTTAATATTTCACCCTCTGTTACAACTAGAGGTGCAGTTAATAATTCGACTGTCGCATTAGCACCAACAGCCTTAACTTTAAATAAACTAAACACTGCGGCACTTGCATTTGTTATTGTCACAGTGATTGTATCTGCATTGCCTGAGTCCTCGCTTACTATAATACTCTTCACAATACTAGTGGTAGCATCAGGAGCAGTATATAAAGTTGTAACACTCGTTGCTGTAAGATCTAATTTTGCATTTTTATAATTATTTGCCATTACGCTATAAACCACCCTGACGCTTCAGCTTTTTCAGCCGCATTATCAATACTAACACTCTGAGCAAAGTAAGTTGCCTGCCGCTCTAGCTCTATAGTGTTAATTAATCTTGCCATATAGCTCTGATTATATTCATTTGGAGCCTGAGGTAATCTTACTAGCTGTAAAGGTGCGCTCATCTTAAACTATCCACTTTTGCGTTAATTCTAAATGTACCCATCGACCAATCATCATCAGTTCCTGTGCTGTATACTTTCATTGCTATCTGACGACCTTTAGCTCTTGTTGATACTTTTTGAGTTGAGCTTGTTATTGTAAACGGCCCTTTTGTAACTTCTGTAGCATTGGGGTATTTACGAGTGTTTAAATCTACATACAAATTTGTACTTGAAGTCATTGTGACATCTGGGATTACTTTATCAACCATGTATAAATTTTCGCCATCTTGAGTTATTTCACGCGGAGAAGATTCAACATACGCACTCATAGCAGAGCCATCTGCGGAAGTTCCAGTTTCTTGATTGTAAAGATACCCACTAGGGTCAAAAGCAAATGGAACTTTCCTAAATCCAAAGCTATCTAGCCAAGCTGTCCTGTCCATTATCCCTATAGACCAAGCATTCTCAAGATAGTTAAACGTCACATAAGAATCTGGCTCTGGGTCTGCAGTTCCTGCGGAATTATCATTGCTTACATAAAACCAAGTTACTTCCTTAAACTTTTTATTATGAGCAACAATTGTCTTATCAATAAAGTCTCGTTGCATTCTGTCAAAAACAAAATACTGTACTGAACATGGTATTTCTTTTACGACACCATCATAAGTAAAGAAGTTAGTTCTGCCCATCCAATAAACATTGCCATCAATATTAATCATTGTGTTAATGCCTGCCGCACCTGCATTGGTCGCTAGTAGCCTGAAGCTAAATATAAATGGAGGGCCAACAAACGTCATGCCATAAATAGCTTCGTCTGTGGATATAATAGTTTCTTCACGAGAGGAAACCATAGTAATAATTTTTGTACCAACTTGAAGCCTCTGGTCGCCTGCTGTGTTTGTGGCAGTCGGTGCCCACTTAGTAAAGTCTTCCTGAGTAGACCACCTGACAAGCATAGAATCAAAAGTCCCCGAGCTGTAATCAGAACAACCTCCTGCAATATAGTGCCTATCTGGAAAGCTAATTGTACTCACTCTAACTTTAGCAGGAACGCTGGCCGCACCACTTATTTCTGATATGAGTGACGCTCTTGTTGTAAGGCCAACAGAAGTATCCCAGTAATATAAAGCACCACCGCGAACTGTAGCTATAAGGTCTTCACCCCAAAGATCTAAATCCCAAGATGAGTTATCTAGTGATATGTCAGCCTCAGACAAAGCTCTGGGAGTTCCCCAAGTGCCTTCACCCCAACCACCTGCACCCCAACCAAGGGCAGGCGTTGCAGATTGTGCGCCTAATCCTGCATCAGACCCTATTAAATAAGTCAGTACAGATACGAGTCCACCGCCTGTGGCTGTACTACTTGCGGCTGAATCCAATGTAATCGTGTATGTATTTGTCGTTACAGTGGATATTTGATAACCAGCCATTCTATTTAAATCGTCAGTAGAAACACCACCAACTGTTGTCGCGCCACTTATGACGACAAAGTCTCCCTCTTTTGCCCCATGAGAATTATCTGTAATAGTAACTGTTGTTGTTCCATTAGTTGCTATCGGATTAGGAATCACTCTAACAATAGCTGTTGCATCACTGTGAGTTGCCGCTGAAGTAGAATTTGTTCCTCGTGTACATCCTGTTAAATCAACACCGCTAATACCTGTGTAAGTTATTATTTCATTATCAACTTTAAAAGCACCTGCCGATGGAAACCCTGTAACTGCGCCAAGAGTAATAGTCGTTTCGCTGTTGTCTAAAGCCTCTGCTAAAACTCCTGTCTGGGCAGAGGTATCTCTAATAGGCGTAATATCATAAAGAGAATTATCTTGAATTATGTAAAGGTGATTATGAGTGCCAACAGCAATTCTATCTTCACCATCCGTAATAGATCTCCAGAAAACCATTTTACGAGCGATACCTTGAATAGTTGCCTCTATATCAGTAACCGCACCTGCCGTTGTTAATCCTGTTAACCTGTCTTTAAGCCATCCACCTATTTTGCTTGGGTATCCGTTTTTAAAACGAATTAAATTACTGTCCACCCAGAACGGCCCATTCTTGCCTGCGGAATACTCAGTAATGTCTTTTACAACTCCTGGCTTGAACTGTAATAATTGTAGTGTCATTAACTAATCTCTCTCATTCTGTTAACAAGGCGTTCAGCTCTATTAGTTACCTGACTATACCAACGGCTGTCAATCATTTCTTCAGCAGCTTTGCCCCAGTCTCTTGAATCAACCCCAGCTTTCATTCCTTTAAATTTAGATAACCGAGTCCTTCCCATATTAAACATCATGTTTGCTATAATCTGCTGGGCTTCTTCTGGCAATTCATAAAAATCTGGGTAAAGGATTTCACAATCTGATAAAACATTCTGTAAATCTGATTCAAAACACTGGTTTATTCTTTCTTTACTTACTGGCGTTCCTACTTCTTGACCATACTCCTCATCAGTTTCTAAAATTAAATGACCTATGCCAAATGTTGGTAGTCCTAAGTGATCTAAATAAATCTCTTCAACTAATCCTTCGTCAATAGATATCTGATCCTGTAATTCTTCTATGTTCATTTTACTTTCCTCGCTTTATCTATTGCCCTTGAGCCAAACCAGAAAGACAATATAGCCGCAAAGATACCTTTGGTTTCATCATCCCACAAGACGTTTATGGCGTCAGAGAAATCAGTGCCAGCTTTTAGTGCTTCCATTAATAGAGTTATTTCTATTGTAGCAAATAAAAGAAAAAACGCATACGTTATAACTGGCCTGACTGATTTCTGTAGACCTGATATAAAGCCAACACCTTGATTTATACTTATATCGTGCTGAATAAGGCGATCATGCTCGTTATCAGCACCCATCGTTTCGTACATTCTTACGTCATGGTCATAACCTGCGGCTCTTAATTCAGCCATTGTTCGCATTTTTTCTAATTCAAACTTATTATCTTGTTTCTTAGCAAACGCATCTGTAATGGCTGGAACAGCAGAACTTGCAAAACCTAGAACCGAACCTAATAGTGCAAACATCTTACTCTCCTATTTCATTTTTGTTTTAGATAGTGCCGAACCTGTTATATATGCCGCAACAATCCCAGTATTAGCAATTAAGAATGTAGACAGTACAGGCGATACAGATTCCATTCTGTCTAAAGAAACTATAGGAAGTAACAACAACGCCACTGCTATAATTGAGACAGCCATAGAAATTATTGCCATCAAGCGTTGGGTATCAGCTTGATTGTCTTCATTTTCTAGGCGAACAAAGAAAGCATGTTTTGACATTTCATCATCTGTGACGATCCCATCTCCGTCAGCATCGGCTACTGCGTATTTGCTATCTGACTGAAATTTCTTTGTCATTTACATTCTCCAGAGCATTGTAGCGAAAAGAACAATCATAGTTCCTGCACTGCCAATGAGTATAGCCTCAATTCTCTTTATTCGCAAAATTGTTTCTTTCCATCTTTCTTCAAGTTGGACTTCTACAACTGTAACTCTCTTATCTAACTCTGCCACTTTCATTTTTAAGGTTCCACCCAAGACCTACTGTCTTCATTCCATATATAATATTTACCATCACTAGGATAAGCAACAGGCGCACCCCATAAATATGTAGTTCCATCTAGTAGCCAAGAAGCATAAGGCTTTGGTTCATAGAAGACATCATTGTCGCTGTCGTAAGTATAACCAGTTCCAGCGAAGTTTGCTCTTAAAGCTGTTCCTTCATCTTCATTGCCATCTTGCCCATAGTGTTTACCACCTCTTGTATTGTAAGAAGTTTGCACCCAAGTTTCACCTGCTCCTGCACCAAGGTGACTCAGAACATCTTGCTCTGCAACAACCACCTCTAATACTATTCCGTCTTTAACTTTTGCATAATGTGCCATTTTATTTTTCCTTATAGTCTATGCGGTGTATGAACCACTAGAGTTAAATACCATTATCGTATCATCTCCTGATGTACTAACTGTTGGAGAACCTGTTGTTGTTCCTGTGTAATTTGTTGTTAAAATACGAAGTATAACTACCCCTGAACCACCAGCCGTTCCATTAGCAGGAGTACCTCCATTTCCTCTAGAAGCATCTCCACCATCACCTGTATTTGCTCCACCAGCCACTGGCGTTCCTGATACCGCAGAGCCACCTCCGCCATTACCACCAGCCGCGTATGTTACTGAAGAACCTGTAATATTATTGGCTTTACCAGCACCTCCAGCACCTCCAGCACCACTATCTGCTCCAGCTTGGCCAACAGCTCCTTTACCGCCACCACCACCGCCCATGCTTGAAGCACTATTTGGCCCAGATTGGGATCCACCATCGTTACCTTGACCTGATGTAGCACTACCTCCAGGTTTATTTTGACCCCAAGAAGCACCGCCACCAGAGCCACCATCTCGTCCGTCACTATTAGTATAATCAGCACCACCACCGCCAATAGATGTCAAACCATTAAATACTGAATTACTACCATTAGAATTTGCGGAGCCATCATCAGGCGCACCACCAGCACCAACTGTAACTGTATATTGTGTTCCAGGAACAAGTGTAGAATCTGTACCTTCTAACATACCACCAGCACCACCGCCACCAGTTACATGGCTTGCTGGCCCTACACCACCGCCACCACCAGCTACAATTAAATACCTAGCATGATACCCATATGTTAACGTGCCAGAAGCAGTAAAACTATGTATCACATTACTGCCTGATGTAGTTACAGTTCCGCCAACCCATCTTTGAGGGGAAGCATAAGATGCAATAACAATACCTGAGCCGCCAGCACCACCAACGTGATTTCCTCCGCCAGAATTTTCTGTGGCCGCACCACCGCCACCTCCACCCGTGTTTGCTGTTCCTGCTGTTCCATCAACACCATTTCCTGTAGCACCAGCACCACCGCCACCTGCGCCACCACTACTAGCGTATGTTCCGCCAGCACCACCGCCACCTCCAGCGTATGTCACAGAAGAACCTGTTATTGAGTTTGCTTTACCAGCACCACCGTTACCGCCTGTGCCACCAGAACCATTTGATCCAACAGCTCCTTTACCGCCACCACCTCCAGCACTAGAGTTTGTACTTGCGGCATATGCTGTAGCATTACCACCAGCGTTTCCTTGCCCTGACGTTCCTGCTGCTCCTGGCACAGAAGAAGGGTCGTTATCAACAGGGCCACCGCCACCACTACCTCCTACAGTTGGAGCATTGTATGCTGTACCACCGCCACCACCGCCAACATTAGTTGCCAATAAAACACCGCTAATAGAAGAAGCACCGCCAACAGTACCCTGACCACCAGCACCACCAGTGGCAGTAGATGTGCCACCAGCACCAACTGTTACTGTATAATTACGATTACCAAGCCACTTAGAAGTATCTTCAAGCATACCCCCAGCACCGCCACCGCCTGACCTTTGATATGACCACGAAGACGCACCACCGCCACCGCCTCCACCAACAATTAAAAGACTAGCTTCTTCTGCTG